CGCGTCATACATACGACGGTAAGCCTCATACATATTGTGCATCTGCGGAGCAGCCTGCGCCAACTGAAGCTGTGTCTGTGCCAGAGACAAACGCTGTGCCATCGAAAAGATTGATGGGTCGGATACCGGGAGAACATCGACCCGCCCATCAAAGTCTTGCGCCATAATATTGGGGTCAATATTCTGCGCTATCATGTATGGATAAGGTACAGGATTGTTTGCAAATATCTCGGCAAGCAATCTAAATTCTGACTTCTGAGCGTAATGCAACCGCTTGTGGATGCTGCTGATTACCTTAGAGCCTTGCTCAATTAGGGCAACGGTGGTTCCGACGGGTGCTTGTGCGTTGACATCGGCGACCTTAGAATCGGCAACTTGGGCGAATCTTCTTCCAGAATCGACGACAACGCCCAGTAATTGAGCAAGTGTGCCAGAAGGTTCCTTGTATGGGAGGGGTATAATAGCGTTCCGAATATCACCGCCGGGAGCATCAAGATCACGAAACTCGCCAGGATTAACTGGCTCATCATCGTTCCTAATACGGACGCCACGCGCCTTAAACCCACCCGGCAAATTCGACAGAGTTCCAGCATCGATGAGTTGTCGTAAGATGGATGTGGCCGCACGGGACAAACCCCCAATCATATGTAATAGACCAAAGCCATAAAAGCCAAAGCCCGGTAAAAACTTGTAATGAACAAAGAACTGACGCTTACGACGAAGCGGATCCATCTCACGCCAGTTACGGACTATCGATAAAATCTGTCCAGAAGCCTCGTCCATAGTGACGATATACGGAAGCTTGATACCTGTTGGCTCCCCTTCCGCATCCATATCCTCAAATCCCTCAAGGTCCAAATCCACATGCACCTCATGCAATGTGTACATCTCGTCAGAATAACCCGGACGCAAACCTTGAATCTCGTCAGCCTTGCCACGTATGGTAGAATCAGACTCATCATCTTCAGATATAGATAATGATACATCACGGTAAATACCTCCTACCTGCATCTTGCGTATATCGTTATACGTCATACGTACAACATGGGTGTACCGCTCCGCTGTAGCCAAATCAGTAGCACTATACGGCACGACTAAATCTTCAGCCGGAACAAACTTCGACACAGCCCTCTGACGAATAGGGTCAAAGTAAATCTTCTTAAACGTCGAACCCGTAATAGGCAAATAGAAAAGCATCTGGTCAGTGTCAAGGTCATACTCTTCCATAACCTCAGTAACCTGATAATTCATAAAGTCCTTGACCCGCTGCGCCTGATCCTCAACTTCCTTGGACTGCTGACCTACTATCTGCGTCTTAATAGGACCGCCAGGAGGTAACATCTCCTTGTAAGCCTGCGCTTGGAACTGAGTAACCGCCTCACTCAATAACGGATGCGTTACACCACTCGCACCCATGAACGGCTCTGAACGCTCCTCGTAATTAATACCAAGTAACGTCAAACCCTTGGCAATAGCTTCTTCCCACTCGTCACGAGAACCCCTGTCCTCATCAACACTAGATCCAAGGTCCGAGGACAAAGCTCCAAGTATCGAGTCGTCTAATACTTCAGCCAAGTTCGCATTGTGGTCGTACTCCTCAACCTCAACTTCCATGCCCTGCTCTTCACCCAACATAACGACATTGGGCGGAAGCTCATCTTCCTCGAACAACGGAACTTGAATCTCAGCACCTTGGTCCACGGTCCGTGGACCGCCAGCACCCATTGCTTCTTCGACCATCCCGGCCAGAGGTTTAGGAGGTAATGCCATTACTTATTTCCTTTGTATGTGCCACCATACTTCTTCTTGGTGGTGCCTTTAGTGCTACCCTTTTTGGTACCACTGCCAATCTTCACTGTACCTGGCTTCGGTTTCATATATATACCCTTGGTATATTCGTTTAGCAAATGACCTGCTAAGTCGTATTTAAATGGATCGTTAGACATTAGTAATACTCTCTTTTGCGTGGCGGCATGTCGTCTTCAAACTCTTCGCCGTCCAGTCTGATAAAACCACCCTGACGAAAACGCATCAGAGCCATGGTCATACTATCACAAAAGTCATCGTGGTCGCCATTAGGAAATGAGGCAACCTCCTCGATAACTTCGTCAGCAAATTTTTCCCCTTCAGGATACCACACTTTTCCCGATTCAAAAATAGGGGATACAATGTGCATACGGGCAGTCTTGTCTAAACCACCCCCACCCTTCCGGCGACCGGGGGCAAAGGTGGCAACAGGGAGGTTCAGTAACCTCATTTCATCCGCCAATGGCTGCCCAGATGCCTTCGCCTCAATCAACATCAACTCTGGGTCCCAATACTCAAACTCTTCTCGCGCTATGGTTTTAAGCTCTGGAAAGTTCCAGCGACCCTTCTTAGCGTCAAGAAGTATTAAATGCTCTTCGTTGTTGTCGAACGGACGGAACACGCCCCATGTTGTAATGGCAGAGTAGTCAGCCGTTTCCTTTTTACTGTATGCCGTGTCGTAAAACTGAATAATATAGTCTAAGTCTGGCACATCGTCCTCTTCCCACGGACGCCACCACTCCCGTTTGACCATCGCAGTCTCTTCAGAAGTAGGATTTTGTTGCCACTGAGCATTCCATTTGCCCACGGACAGGGATGCCTTTACCTTAAGTAGCTCGTCCTTTTTCCAGAATTCAGGCCATAATGGTTCCCCCGAAGGCATAATGGCAGGGAATTCTACCACCTCCCACTGGTCAGACATCATATCCTTGCCCATTGCTGACAGTAACCTGCCAGTGATGTCCTTCTTAGACCACCGGGTCTGAACGATAATGATAGAACCCCCAGGCTGGAGTCTCTGTCTAGGACCCGAAGTGTACCACTCATACGCATTGTCATACGCAGTCGTGGACAAAGCATCCTGTTCCGAGTGCGGGTCATCGATGATAAGTAAGTCAGCACCACGGCCAGTCATTGCCGCGCCCACCCCAGCAGCAAAGTACTCCCCGCCAGCGTTGGTCTCCCATCGACCAGCCGCCTGGCTGTCCGCTTTTAGCTCGGTGTCAGGAAACACCTCTTTATAAACAGGGTCGGCAATCAAGTCACGAACCTTACGACCAAATCTTACAGCAAGTTCGGTGTTCATGGTAGCCTGAATGATTTTTAATTTGGGGTTCCTGCCAAGAAACCATGAGGGCATGAGATAAGATGCAAATTCTGATTTAGAATGTCGGGGCGGCATATTGACAATCAGTCTTTTTAATTCGCCGCTTGCAATCCGCTCTAGCTTTTCCGCTATGATTCTATGATGGGTCCCCTCTATGAACCCTTCGTAAATATGATGGACATAGGCCATGAATTCTTGTTGTGCACGACCTCGCATCTCCAGACGCTTGGCTTGCTCTTCAAGAAGGTAGATTTCTTTTAGTACCTCGTCAGGCACTAGCTCTAGGGCAGCGTTGTTCTCCATAACCCGAACGATAATATATCTGAATGAATTTATCAACCCAACGACACGACACGACTGCGAATGACTCGCAATCTCATATAGGGGGTGGGGGGTCGGCGGCGCGTCAAATCTGATTACCAATCCGCCCCAGTAACCCCAAGCTGGGGGAGCCGTTAACCATAGGTTGTAAAAAAAAGTTTTAATACAACCGAATTAAATGCATTTTGTGTATTGACTAATGATTAGATACGGCATCTAATACTTGTATTAGACGCGGTCGCGGTGACCGGTGTCAAAAAAATGACAAGGAGATAAAGTCATGATTGCATACAACCTTAAAGCTTCAGGGTCTGAAGATATCCGCGTAGGATATGCCAAGCTTCTACGCGATATCAAATCGCTTAACGCTATGAAGGCGGCTATCGAAAAGCAAATCCGCGACGGAGAATATTCAGAAAGCTTTTCTCTTATTCCAGCCCCAGTGACCATGTATGTTCCCAAAGATTTATGGGTATCAGCACTGGGAGAAGAATGGGTAAAGCAGAATGAACGCCCCCAGAATAAATCAGCGGTTATCGTACCTAAGTAAACCAATCACTAACAGGGGGGCTTATGCCCCCCAGAAAGGCTAATATAATGAATCCGTATCATACAAAAGAAAGCTTAAGCTTTAAGCAATTCTTAAACCAATGCGATCATATTGTTGCAAGTAAGATAGGGCTTGGCATTTATGATTTACCCGATGCCCAGTGGCGCGATTACTATGACAGTGGCCTATGCCCCAGTGACGCGGTATGGACAGCAGATGATGAATACTGGGACAGCCAGCTATTTAATATCTGGGACAGCGAACAAGCTTAATCTCTTAACTAACAGGGGGGCATATGCCCCCCAGAAAGGAAACACAATGTTCTGGGGAATAATGTCCATACTATTCGTATCGGCAGGGGCAACCCTACTGCTTACCGGGGCAGATATGTGGGGGCGCGAATTGCATCCCATACTGGCCGTTCAATTCATGGTACTAGGCACGGTCGTTCTGGGGGCTAGTATCTTGTTCTTAACCAAAGCAGGGGAGCGATAGGACAGGGGGCGAAAGCCCCCTTTTCTTTTGCCCAAAATTTCCTTCGGAAATTTTGGTAGAAGGCCGCAGGCCGCAGAGCGAGGTCGCAGGTCGCAGGAAATAAAAGCCTTTATCTTTATCTAAAAATTTGATAAGATGAGATAAGCCCAGCCAATGGGTACTAAACCAATAGGAGATAAAGAAATGAGTAAATTAAATTCTGAGTTGTGGAAGCATGTACACAAAGCCGGACAGCTAGCATCTGAGTTAGAGGAGATGATGGGCATGGCGGAGCATGTATGCCGCGAGGATAGCGATATCCCTCAAGAATTATGGCAAGAGGTGGAAGATGCCGAAGCCGAAGCGCAAAACGTAAACAATGTCATCAACGAGCTAACCGAAAGGCTGGCAATATATGGGGGGTTTGCACAATGAGCGGCCTCTATCATTTCTATTTAAAGGGTATCGGCCTCGCCGATACCCGTATCGATAGCATCCGCGAGGCAGTGGATAGCCTTCATGCCGCCGTCGGGTACTTGGATCTGGAAAACAGGCGCAAGCTCCGCGAAGCTTGCCCGTGGATTTTTGACACTGTCCAGCAATACGCGGACATGGAACGCGGTTTAAACCGATACGATGATTAGAGAGTTATCTCCCAGAGCAAGGCCGGATTATTCCGGCCTTGTTTTGTTTGGCCTTGATATAATAGAGCGAGGCCGCAGGTCGCAGGTCGCAGGATTAGATAAAGCTTGCAGTTTGTTTAAAGATTAGATAAAATAAGATAAACCATAGAATAGGAGATTTTAATAATGGTTGCTATGTTATCAAAACCCAAAAAAATGCCGGGCGATAGTTTTAATATAAGCGCGTTCGGTTGTGTTACTGGCCAGAAGCTGGCCAAAATTCCGGGCAGTGTTTGTCATGATTGCTACGCTATGAAAGGGGCTTACCCTTGGCCAGTAGTACAGAACGCCATGCAGGCCAGACTGGATTTTCTAAACTCTGATAATTTTGTGCAGGACATGGCCGCGCTTCTGAATAAATCGCGCAATGATACAATGCGCTGGTTTGATAGCGGTGACGTTCGGTCGGTCGCGCATTGCCTAAAAATAATAGCGGTTGCCAAGTTAACACCGAACAAAAAGCACTGGATTCCTACCAAAGAACGCAAGCTTTGGCAGGAAGCTTTAAAGATGGATAGCCTGCCGGGCAATGCCGTTGTTCGTTACAGCGCGACCATGGTTGATGATGCCCCGCCTGAGTCCTGGCAAAATTCCAGCGCGGTTGTCACGGATATTCACAAGGCCGTAGGCAAGCTTTGCGAAGCATACCGCACAAAGAAAAACGGCGACATGATCGCCCATGATGACTACAAGGCCGCAAAAAAGGAAAAACAATTGAGCAAGCTGAATCTAGGCTATTGCGGCAAGTGCCGTGCCTGCTGGTCGCCTGCCGTTAAAACAGTATCCTACCCGAAACACTAAACAAAAAGGGGCAGTGCCTTGACGCGCTGCCCCCTATCTTTATAATCTTACTATGCAAAATATCTCCTACAACTTAGAGGCGCAGGCGCAGGTCGCAGGCGTCTCTCTTTTTTTACATAGACCAGAGGTCGCAGGCCGCAGGTCGCAGGTTCAAGGCGCAAGCTTTTAGACCCCCAGAGAATAAGGCCGCAGGTCGCAGGTCATCGAACCCCGAACCTTGGATCTTGGCCGCTAATCCACCCTCAAATAAAAATGCAAGCCTCTCCGTGGGGCTGTAACAAAGAAAAAAACTTACACCACCACACCGCGAATGGCTGGTATGCCATGCTATTTGTGATGGCCTTAGATATATTCGATTACTTTTAATTATTTTTAATTCTACCCAGACAGGCACACCATCTATACACAGATAGCAGTCCGGCATCCCCTCTGATACGCGGTTTTCAATCCGTTGACTGTGTGTCTTCTTCGGTAGGTGTTGCCTCAATGAGTTCCAGATTTTCGTTTCCGTTGTCTGTTGGCGTGACATTTTTTATTTCCCCCTCGATAAATGCATTCGGATAAGATTTCCTCAGTTCGGCCAGCCTTGCCACAATGTCTTGCTTGCTCATATTATCAAGCTGATGGACATGGGTTGCCTCGCGCCTGTCTATTGTCAGTCCGCCAAGGGCAGAGCGTATCTTCTCAGCGTTGATGGCGGCAGAGAATTGCCCTGCATCTTCCGCGCCTCTGGAAAGTTCATCTAATCTTTTAAGCTGGTTAATAAGAGTGACGCCATATTTTCTCTCAGCCTCTTGCCGTAGTTCCTTTATTAGTTCTACTACTTCTGGGAAATCATGTCCGTTGAGAAGCTTTGAGGCCTGAACATTGGCAGATTTATCTGCATAGCCAGCCTTTCGCGCACACTCCGCGTTGCTATATCTTCCTTCGACATAATACTTGGCAAAAGTTCTTTGCCGTTCCGTCAGCCCTGCTGGTCTGCCTACCTTGCCAGTAGTGTTTTCTATGGGTTTAGTATTTTTATTTTCCAAAACTCGTCTCCGTGCGGTCTCCGTGCCTATAAAAGTGTAACAACGTAACAGAAGCGTAACAGCTAGAACCCTTGCTCAGTAAGGGTTTGTTACACTTGTTACGCTGTTACACCTATTTTCGATTTTTTTTTTCAAATCATGTAAGGGCAGAAAAAACATTATAGAAAGTGTATTTTGTTGTTGACTATTAGATATAGTTAGATATATGGTTATATGGAATCATGAGTAATTATATCGGAGGATATAGGAAATGACAACAGAATCACAGAAAGTTCAGGACATAGGTTCGTGGATCGAGGACGGAGATTATCGGGTAGTTAATCATCATTCTATCTTCTTGTTCTATCCACAGAATGACGAGGCTTTACAGAACCTGATTGCTAACACCGATGACGAGGCACAGTTTTTGGGTAATGCCTTGGTCGTTGAACATGGGTTTGTATCGCAGTTGGTAGAGTTATTAAACAACGATGGCTGGAGGGTCGTGTAATGGAAGTAAACAAAAGCTTTAAGCAGATACAGAATAGACGCATGGTTCTGGATGTTGTCAATACAAACAGTGGCAGTCCAGATCTTCGAGACGTGACGGCAGGGGTATTCTATTTCGGTGACAGTCCATTTGTCCTGAAAGATATTGTTATCAAGTCGGGTGACGTTGAAGAGGACTGCACAGAGATTTTGTTCATGGGTCAGAAGTTCATCGTCTTGCAGACAATAGAGTTCATC